CCGGCCCCAAAGCTCCTCGGATATAGCGCCGCGGGAGAAGTTGTGCTGGCCGGCCCGGAGCGACATCTAGTATCGCCTGAGGCCGGGAAGCATCCCCACGCGCGCCGCCTGGACTTCCGACACGAAGTCATAAGTCGTTTCGGGGTCGCGGTTCATGTCGGCGGCCTTGGCGCGCTCGCGGGCCACCTCCGCTGCCTTGATGAGATCGCCTTGGCGGGTCCGGTCCTTCAGGATCGGCATCACGATTCGGCTAGCGAGCTCGGCCGCCAGTGCCTTGGCGAACTTGGCGGGGAAATCGGCCTCGCTCGGCGCATTGGTCACATATTCGAGCACCGCCCCGGAGATCGAGGTGTAGAGCATCCCGTTCGCGACCCGGTAATCGACCGCGCCCTCATAACCGGCCAAGCGGCCCATCCAGTATTTCGTCGGCGTGGTGACGAGCTGGACAGTCTCCGGATCAAGCCCGGTCTCGATCGCAGCCGTGACGGAGCCGGAGGCGGGAGGGAGGATATAGCGAGGCCGCGCCATGTCGGATGGCAGCGCATAGGCATAGCCCCATTCGTCGGCGCGGTCGTTCGTGATCGCCGCCAGCGAGACACGCCGGACTGCAAAATCCCAATCGTGATCCTCGAGCAGCAATTCCAGCGACGGCTGATAGTGCGCGTTGCAGGTTTCGGCCTCGAAGCTGCCGTCATCCGGGAGATCAATGCGGTCGGCCGGGCAATCGCCCAGCGCCATGTTGTAGATCTGCGCGAGGGAGAGCGCCATGACGGCGACTTAGCAAGGTCGTGGCTGAGCGGCGGCGCTATGCACAGGGCGTCGCTCCGTCAGGCGGTATAGCCTTGAATGCTGTAGTAGACGAGTCCGGTCACAGCCACGTTCATGGCCACCTGTACCAGCGTATTGGCCGAGCCGGGCAAGGGGGTGCGGATGTTGATGGGCGGCGCGGACGCGGTGGTGTCGAAGAAGGTCGTGAACAAGGGGGTGCCCCCTGCCCCGTCCTTTACGCTAAACTCCGAGACGCCGCTGAGCGCCTGCGATTTGAGCTGGATGCCGGTGATGTAATTGCGGACCCCCGCCCCGGCAGCGGCTTTGATTGTGACCCCTACGGTGGAGTTCGAGATGGCGCCCGCCGCATTCCAGAAAGTTGTGTTGGCGCCCTGCCCCCCAAGGAGCGAAGCGAGGGTCGCTTCCGTTGCAGGCGAAGCGATCAACTTAGCAAGGATCGCCTGCTCGGCCGTGATCTGGGTGGTCTGGTTCGCCGCAGTTGCCGCCCCTGACGGAAGCGGCGATGTTCCCGATGCGCCTGGGTTGGCAATGGCCGATATCTTCTGCCCCGGCGACACGCGGAAATCGTAGCGCACTCCGGCGGGCACTGGGAAATCTGCTGTCGTCGCGGTTGGATTGGCCCCGATCGCTACCGCGCAATCCGCATCGGCGAGAACCGTGATAATCCCCGTATCGTCATCGAAGGCCGCGGACTGGCCAGCAGTGCCCGTGAACGTCACCGAATTGGTCGTGATCTTGCTGTCGAGGCGGATCAGGGGATCGCCATCAACGGATTGAACCGATTCCCAAATCTTGAGCGTGGACATCGGCTATCCTCGATCACGGAGGCGGGACCGAAGCCCCGCCTCACCCCCAATCACTTCTTCGCCTTGCTCGGGGCCGGCGGTTCGGCATCCTCGGCGGCGGCATCGAACTTTGCCGCGGCGCCCTGGGCGTCAGCGATCTGCTCGCGCCGGGCTGCGGCGTTCTCGTCACTTTCCACGCCGACGGCCGGCACGGCCTCGATCGAGCCCCCGTTGTCGTCGGGGAAGACCATGCGCCCGGAGCCGGAAGGCTTGCCGCCAGCGGGCCAGCCCTGCGGGTTGACCGGATTGGGCGCGTGCGGGGCGATGGGTGCCATTTCGACCGGGCGCACCGGCGGAGCATCGCCGACGGGAGCCAGGTTCTTCAGCTTGCCTTTGCCAAGTTCTGGCGCCTTGCCGGTCGGCTCGCCGTCCTCGTCGCGAGCCTGATAGTCGTCGAGATTGATGGTCGTAATCTCGCCCGGATAGAACAGCGCGCCGTTGAAGAACGGACGGTCACCGGCCACGACTGCTTCGACAATGTTCGGCATTTCAACCTCCTCAGTAGCCGGTCTCGTTGGTCAGGAACGCGGCGGCGGTGTCGGAATCGCGGACGATGTTGGCGTTGATCGTGCCGGCGGTGTGCGTGCCCACGGTCACGAACTGGAGCCCGATATACTTCTGGGTGTTCGACGGGATTTTGCGCCGGATGATGCGCGCGCCCGCGGTCAGCGACGCCTCGGCGATCACCGCGCCGGTGATGAGCAGGGTCGGCGAGGTGAGGTTCGAGTTCGCCGAATCGACGAAGTTGACCTGGAGGCTGGTGCCGCCGGTGAACGCGGTGCCGACCGAGACGACCAGCCAAAGCTCGCCGGACTCGTCCGCGTCGTTGGTGCCGGTGTCGTAGGCATAGTCCGAATACTGCGTGCCGGTGGTGACGGCCTGCGCATTCGAGAGGCGGGTTTCGCGATCGGTAATCATCTATCTCACTCCTCTTGCGATGCTCAGACGACGCGCGCCTCATCGGCCTTGAGTGCGTCCACCCGGCGCACGGGGATGCCGTCGAAGTTGACCACCTTCTTGCCCGCGACTTCATCGTAGGAGAGATAGGGGTTCTTCTTGTTCAGGAGCTGGCGGCGCAGCATCCCGCGAACGGTGCGCGGCATATAGAAGACGGCGCCGTCCGTGCTCTGAATATGCTCGGTCGCCTGGACCATCAGGTCCTGAATGTTCGCGCCGGTCGAGATGTCGGCGGTCATCAGGCTGCGGTCGATATTGGCGATGCGGACCACGTAGCGCGGGTCCTTGACCGAAAGGCCGCAGTTCCACTCGTAGTGGTCCTTGAAGCCGAGGTAGGGATTGCCGTCGGCGTCCTGCACCTCGATGCCGGCCGGATAGCCATCATCGCCCATGCCGGCATAGCCGGACATGTCGAAGTGGAAGAGGCCGCCCTTGGTGCCCTTGGGGTAGATGCCGTAGACCTGCCGGCCCCACGCGATCAGCCAGATCGAGAGGTTGTCGGTGCCAGTGCCGCCGGCGTCGATGACCTGGTTGCCAATGGTGTTGAAGCGCGGCCCGAAGCCGGTGAACGCCTTCGGGCTGGTCGCGGCGTTGCCGTAGAACACGGTCGTCGCCATGGTCTGGTTCATCGCCTCGAAGAAGCTCGTGCTCTCCGAAAGGCGATACCCGCCGATGTCCCCGGACAGGATCGCGAGCTTGCGATCGACCTGGCTGTTGCCCTCCAGCATCGCGGCGCCTTCGTCGACCTGAGCGGTGCGGCTCTTGGAGCGCGCGACGCCCTCGTTCAGGGCGCGGAAGCCAACGGTCGGCAGGCCGACGCGAACGGTGGTGCGCTCGCCGGTGGGAAGGTTGCCCTCCTGCCAGCGCATGTCCGCGAGCACCTCGTTCGACTGATTGAGGTATTCCGCGATGGCCGCGATCTTGCCGTCGGGGTCGAGACGGTTGGCCAGATCGACCAGCGTCGGAAGCGTTGCGCCGATGGTAGCAACCATTGCCCTTAACTCCTCTGTTCGGCTTGCGGTTTCCCGTAGCCCTTACCGTAGAATTTCTCGGTCACGGTGAGCGGCTCGGCCTTGAGGCCGCCGCGATCGAAGCCGTCCTCGCCGATGTCCTTGCCGATGCGGGCGACGAAGCGGATCATGTCGGGATGATTGCCCAGCCCGCTCTCGTTCAGGAGTTGGCGGATGCCTGTGTCCGGCTTGATGCCGTAGAAATCGAACGCCTTGGCCGCGAGCTGCAGCGTCTCTTCGCGCTTCGCGCCGCCGATGTCGGGATCGGCGTTGAAGGCGTCGTCCCATTCCTTGCGCTGATCCGCAGCGCGCTGGGCGATCGCGTCGTCGGCGCGCTTCTGGAAAATCGGGATGACCTCCTTCGCGTAGGCGTCGGCGAGCTTCTGCGCGCCTTCGTTCGACATGCCGAGCTCGCGCAGCACTGGCTCGACTTTGCCGAAGGTCTCGGCGTCGAAGGTCATGCCCTCGGGCGCGGTCAGCTCGTATTTCTCGGGGGCGGCAGGCTTATCGGCATGGCCCTTGTCCGTCTCTCCCTCGGCCTTGCCGCCGAGCGTGGTGGAATTGTCCTCGCCGGACTTGTCCCCTTCGTCGGCGCCGGTGTCGGCGCCGGTGTCGGCGGGCTTGTCATTCGCCTGCGACTGATCGTCGGCACCCGTGTCGGTGCCGGACTGGTCAGGATTCGGATTCGGGTCGTCGATCATCGGTCAAGGTCTCCTCTGAGGGCTGGTCTTCGCTGAGGATGCGCCGGATCACCTGATCCAGTTTTCGCTGATCCTGGCCGGGCAAATGGCGCCCTGCCTTGCGAAGGATTTCCAACCCCAGAGACCTTTGCCCTTCGCGATATTGAAGGGACTGATCGGCTCCGTAGGCTGGGATGGAAATACCGGCGTCGCGGTAGATCTGCAATAGGAAGCGTAGGAAGGGGGCCTGTGCAAATAAATGCTTCGCGTCGAGGTAAGCCTGGTCCTTCACTGCGGCAGAATCCGGTCGAGCATCGTCCCGCCGGCGCCGGTATCGGCCTGCGACAGGAGCTTGGCCGCGTCGGCAGTCTGCTGGGCGGCCGGCGCCATCTCGGCCGCCTGCTTCATCGCTTCCTGCTGCTGGCGCTGGGCGCGCATCTCGTCGCGCTTCTTGGGATCGCGAAGGCCGATGGTCGGGGCGCCGGTGCGCTCCCAATAGTCGGTCAGCACTGCGTCGCCGTCGATATTGTCGAGCACGTCGGGGATCATGCCGGCCAAGTTGCCGGCAACGCTCAAGGCCCGCTCGGTCTGGCCGAGGCCCATCATCTTCTGCGCTTGGGCGAGGACAGAAATGAAATCGATCTCGATCTCCGTTCCCCCGGCCAGTTCCTGCGGCGGCGGCGGGAGAGCGCCGCCCCGGTGAAGAATGCCAAATACGCGGTCGATCACGACCTTCAGCATCTCGCCGTTGGCCCTGTCCGTCACCGGGCCAAGCTGGGTAAGTTGCTCTTCGTGGCGACGGACGAGTTCCTCGACGGTGCGCGGCTGGACGCCTTCCATGTTCGTGATCGCCATGAAGAGATCGGCGAAGGTCATGCGTTCCACGGCCTTGCGGGCGTCCTGAACATCCTCGCCGACGGCCTGGAGCACCTGCCACGGGATTTCATAGATCGGCTTGATGCCCTGGTTCATGTCGACCGCGGCGACTGTGGTGTGCCGGCCGGATAGCATCGAGACGCGATCGACGCTGGGCGGCCCCATTGTCGGCGGCTTCACGGCCATGTCGGTCGCCTGGCCCTTGCGCTTCGCCTGGAGCTGGAGGGCGCGCATGTCGGGAAGCGCCTTGTGGCCCCGACCCGTCCCGTAAACCTCGCCGGCGATCGTCTCCCAGCGCGGCGCGAAGAAGCTCTGCTCGTGATAGCCGTCCAAGCTGAGGAGCTTCATCTTCTCGCTCTGGCCGGGCTCCCACTTGAGCGAGCGCCAGCGTTTGCCCTTCGCCCCGATCTTGCCCGGCACATAGGCCGCGTTGGGTTCGATCAACTGGCGGACGGTGAAAAGCTGCTCGTAATTGCCAGCTTCCCAAGCCGTCTTAACCGCCTGGGTCGCCCGGTCCCAATGGATCACTGTGCTGTCGAAGCTGTCGGCGAGATGACGTTCGACGATTTGCCGTGTGGTGAGCTGATAAGCGCGCGCCATGGAATCGGGCAGCGCATCCTCCCCGACCGTGATCATATACTCGCCGACGGTCAACGGATGGCAGACCATGATCCGGGCCGGATGCTCCTGCATCACGCAGCCCGCCGTGCCGAAGGCAGTCATTTCGAGGTAGCAGGACAGCGCCGCCTCGTAGAAATTGGACATGGCGAGCGCCGCGTACATGATGGTCTCGACGTCATCGAGCCAGCGGCGCACCGGATAGGCGGCCATCAGATCAGTGTCGGCAAGGGTCAGCCGGAACCACGGCACGTGCCGGGAGGAGAGCCCTGAAAGCATCCCATTGGCGCATATCTCGATCGCCCGGATGGAGTGCCCGTCATAAATGGTGGAATTGCGCGAGGCGTCCTTGTTGTTCGTCTTGACGTTCTCGACGATCTGGACTGAGCGAGTGGGAAGGCAGAGGCCGGCGATTTCGTACCAAAGCGCGTCCTGCCCTTGGCGCGTGCTCACCATCGAGGAATAGCGCTTGTCGGCATATTCGCGCAGCTTCTCGCGCTCATCGGCCGGCGGCTTCGGGGCCGTGGAAAGGATGGGGCGGGTCGCCATCAGGCGCCGGGCTTCGGGAGCGGCTTGGGCGTGAAGTGGCGCGGTTGGACCGACTGCCCGGTGGTGTTGATCCAGCGGCCGTCAATGTAACGGATTTCGCCCAGGCTTCCGGTCGCGGTATAGCCGATGACGGAGGTGCCGTTCTGTTGGGCCTCGTCTATCGCCTGGAGGATCATCACACCCCCAGCACGTTCGACGTGGAAGCGGGCGTCGTGGTGTTAGCGAACATCGTGGCCTGATACCCGCGGCGGCGGCGGTTCATGTCCTCGAGCCTACTCCTGAGATCGCCCATGGGCTGCTGCTCCGCCTGCCTTTCCGGCGGCGAGGGAGGGAGTTTCGGTGTTGAAAGGCACATGGCAGACCCCGCGGATGGCGCGAGGCGTCTGTTACCAGCGCTCAGGCGGACGCGCGGTGCTTCTGCACAGGGCGGTGAAGTACGACGATCTTGCCGCCCGTCGTTGGATTGCGCCCCGCGGCGATTTCCACGGCCCGACGGGCGTTGGCGCCCGCATCCATGGCGCCAAGGGCATATTCGCAGCCGCTCCCGATCGCGGTCGGCAGAGATTGCTCGGTCGGATAGCCGCAGTCGCCGACGAACAGACAGGTCCCGTCTGGCTTAAGGATGAGGGCATTGAACTCCTTGCCGTGCGGGAACGCGCCCTCGGCTCCAGCTTCCCACCAGGCGAGGAGGGCTTTGTCGAACCCCCGCGTCCCCGAACCACCGATGATTGCGCCATCCTTCGCGCGCCAGACCTTCACATCCTTGGTGCTGACGATCATCCCCTCGCGGGTCACTAGCCCGTCGGCGGCCATCGCGATCGCGGTGCAGGCGATCGTCGTCATTGGCGCAACTCGTCATAGCGATCCACTTCGCGCTCTGCTGCGGCCGCTATGACTACGCGCCGCTTGATGGTGACGAGTAGGGCGAGCAATGTGGCGTCTCCATCGTCCGGCGAGCGGTTGAGTAATTCCTTCATCTCCTCCTTGGAGCGAACCTGAATGCCGGCTGTGGTCGGCTTCCAGCGATAGGCCGCGAGATCGGCGCGGAGGGCCGGATCAGGGGGAAGCGCGATCGGATCAGGATTGGTCGGCTCTAGTGCTTCGCGCATCCGCCAGACGAGCTGCGCACGGACGTTGACGAACTTCTGCTGCGACGGGTCGAGAGTGCGCTGAAACGACTTGTTTGACACGTTGACCCCGATCGACTGAACCTCATTCGACAGAAGCGCCGTGTGGACGCCGGCGCCCCAACCGATCACGTCGACATGCACCGGCGCCTGGTCGGTGCGGCAGCGAATGATGTGGGCCGCGCCGTCGCGGCCATCGGGGCTGACCTGGCTTCCGGGAATGCGGATAAGTTGATCGAACCATGTGCCGTGCCGGCGGGCGATCACGAAATTGTCCTTGCCCCCAGCCGCTATGTCGGCGCCGATGCTGTCCATCTCTCCCTTCGAAGTCTTGGGCTCCCAGCGGGCCATGGCGGCATCGATCCATTCGGTGGGGATCACCTGCCACTCATCGTCTTCCATGCCGGCCTTGAAATCGCCTTCGAGCATCTGGGAGCGCAGCGGCTCGGGCATGGATTGGAGCGTCGAAATGTAGCCCGACTTCACATAGAAATAATTGTCCGTGACGCGGCTGGGAATGAAGGTGCGCGACTTGGGTTGAATTACCTTCTCGGGGCTGAACTCGGAAGGGTCGAAATCGTAGACCGGCTCGCCGCGGAACAGCACGAACGGCTCGCCGCTGGAGACTTCCATGTCCTTGCCCTTGATCGTGGTGAACCAGCGCAACTCGCCAGCGCGCGCTGGGTTGGGGTGCTTGTCGTCAAGCCAGGGCCCGAAATAAGCGATCACCCAGCGCCCTTCGATTGTCGTGGGCGGGTTGAACGTCATCAAGGTACGTGTGCGCTGCGCTGCATTCGATGATCGGTTCCAGCCGATGACGAAGCGCGCCTGATGCTCGCGCATCTCCGTCACTTCATCGAGAGCCTTGAGATCGTGCGGCCGGCCCTGCCATTTCTGATGGTCCGTGGGCCCATCCAGGCCGCCAAACTCGATGATCTTCGAGCCGATCCGCCATTGCGATTTCTGGCTGTTGTAGCCGTCGCTCGAGCCGAGGATTTCGGTGATGCGCTGGATTATGCCCTCGGTCTGCGTCTTCTCGCGGCGAAGGATCAGGGAACGCTCATGCTCGGTAAGGGCGAGGCCGGCGATCAGGTCAGTCTTGCCCCCACCGGCAG